ACCAACAGCACTTGCGGCTAACTCCTGTTCATATGGGGATACACCGCCAAGTAAACTGCCAACTGATGGCTGTAATGATTTCATGTAATCATAAGATAACTTATCGAGGGTACTGGCACCTTCCACTGGCTTAGTTAAATATTGTTCACCAAGAGGTTTATTTAAAAATTCTTTAGTACCCCCACCAAGACCTCCAGCCTGACCTGCGCTGACTATAGAACTGCCTACATTAATAGCAAAATCTAATATAGCTTTTTGTTTATCTATTCTACCACTTTCAATAGCTTGTCCCCTTATATCCTCAGCACCTTCAGTAACCCTACGTGCTTCTTCACCAGCAAATAATAAACTTTCAAGCGGTTTTGCGTAACCAGTATCAATACGCTTTGCACTCTTTATATATTCAGACCTTTCTTTTGCTTCCTGTGAACCAGCTATAGTAGTCCCAGCAAGACTTACACCCCCAGCAATAGCAGCAATACCCTGTAACCCCGGAACCTTAGCGGCATACGATGCTATTGTTGTAATACCTTTAAATAACTTCTTCCAAGAACCCCACTTCTTAGCCTTTCCACTACGAGATTTTTTTTCTTCATTATATCTCTTAATGGATGCTTCTATATCGTCAACAGCACGCTGTAATCTCTCACGTTCTGACTGACTTATACGTGCGGCGGCTATTGCCGCTCTTGCTCCTGTTGATCTTGTACGTACTGCCATTAAAATATATCGGGTTTTATACGCTTATAATATACGTAATAATACTATTTATTCTCAAGACTATCAACCTTTGCTAAATAAGTATTTCAGTTTCCCACACAGATGTAATAAAATGTGCATTACTAACTCCCGCTTGATTATAGTCTGCATCTGGAGTAATTGATATACCTATAAGATTACCAGCACTTATAACAGGAGTATTATCAAAATTGCCCCTCTTCACTTCCATAGTTGTATCAGCAGATATAGTTGCTGTGTATTCAAAGGTGGCAACATCATCCGTTGTAGTATCTCCGCTGTCAACACGCTTAACTTTAAATGTTAAATCAGCCTGTTGGCTTACTGTATCTATTCTAAAGAACAATCTATGAAGGGTCATTTTATAAGGTGCTAAAAAACCAGTAGTGTCAGTACCAGTAGCTGTAATAGTTACAGCTTCTAAGTTGCTGTTCCAAGGTACATAATGCTCAGTAGTTCCTAAATCATCAGTAAAGTTGTGAGTAAAAACCTTATAATCTGTAAACCTTCTGGTAAACTTTAATTCTTCAGCCATCAACCTTTTATCTACGTATTCATTACCATCATAACTCATATAAGATTTCCACAGCTTGCCGTACTTCTTCCTGTATATAGCTAACTGTTTATTACTACTCTTTGCTATAGCTATCTGACCATCTGACATACCGCCAACAGACGGAGCACCATTAAATTCAGTAACGTCTTGCTTGGTATTAATTAGTTTTCTTATGTCCCTATTGCCAGCCATTATGAATACATCTTATTTGGTATTACTCTATACTCTATAGTCATATCGTTCACTTCAAATAATCCTGAAGATGGTAGGTTCAATTCAAATGCTATACTCTGACAGGTAACTGGAGTATCAGCTACAAACTTGGCAACGTCATAAGTAGCACCGCCATTACCAGTACTCTCTAAATATCCAGCACCACCAGTATCTCCCTGTGGTGTAATATTAGTACCAGTGGAGAAGTTGGCGTGACGTGCTATCCCATCAGCAGAATATTTTAATGGTGTTTGCTGTTCGGCACTCGATCTGTATGTCATAGTTACAGAGTATACCTTCTTCGTAACCCCCGGCATACCAAAATCTATATCCCTTGTAGAAAATCTTTGACCTGTTGTAGCAGACTTTACTGGCAGGTATTTATAAAACTCAACATCACTTGATGCGTCATACTTGCCAACAGTTAAATTCTTATTCCAATCCGTAACGAAGTTGGTATATGTATAACCATCAGTAAATATTGTCGTATTATAAACCCACCCAGCACTGTCAAAATCATAAATAAAAGCTTGATTTGTATTCGTAGATGAATGATCTGGTGATCTAACTATTATCAATGAATTACTTATAGCATCGTACCCTATCATTGGGTCTTTAGCATTGGCTGATCCACGTGCAAATGATGCCCAGCTTGGTACAATAACATCTGAGGTATTATCAATACTGGTTGACTCAGTTGCGCCCATTATCTTGGACGTAAGATTATTAACCTTCTGACCATCATAAAGAAAACATCCGGCATCATTAACCCAAGCAATACCGTATGACGTTCTGGTTATACTGAATGGTTTATTAGCACCAAAGTATTTTATAGTATCTTCCAAGTACCAGTTAGCAGGACTTGGATTAGCTATGTTTATAATGTGAACTAAGTTATGCTTAAAAGCAATCAGCCTATCTGCATACGTTTCTAATGCAGTATACTCTCCGTAGTCACCCTTGGATACATCTATAAAATTAGGCTCTGGGAATGTATCAAATCTATTAATCTCACTATACATGATCCTGTCACCATGTTTTTCAAGCTCACCACTCGCACCAAATATTTTTAAATTGGCTACAAAAGTCCTGCGATTGGCAATGACTGAAGACTTATACATCTCCCCCTTACCGCCAATAGAAATAAACCTAACGTCTGGAGAGAACCCATTGATAGTCTCATACGTATCTATATTCGGAGCAATAGAATTACCAGTTGCATTAGCTACAACATAGTAACCTACGCCAGTTTGATATGTCCAAGCAACGTGATCTCCATTAAGCGTCATACGTACGCCCTTAACTATATCTATATCAGCAAGCAACGTAAGGTCATCAGTAGTATTCTGCTTCCTAATATAGATTCTTCCGCCAGATATTCTACCATTATATGCAAGGTCGGTATATACAGAAACCTGTAACGCAACTGCACCTGCGCAGGGGTGTGTAAAAACTGCTATCGTCGCCGCTCCGTTACCCATCTTGATTGGTAACGATTCCTGATTGCCGTCATAGATAAATGACTGATAAAACTCATACGTAGCGGCTTCCCAATCCCCATCTGCCGAACCGTCATCTACTCCAATATTAAAACCAAGACCACGTTCAAGTATTGGAGAATCAGTATCAGCAAAACTTGCAAAAGGTGCAGTCCCGCTTAACGCACCGCCATACGCCCTGCTGTATGTAATTGTACTGCCTGTTGATTCTTTTGTACAAAATAAAAATTCCTGTGGGTATGTTCCAGTAGTATCAGTATCTAAGGCTGTTGTATTACTTATAGATATTACCTCACCAACAATACTTTGATCTAAAACATCAACGTTATCTGTATCTTCAAATGTAAAAGCTGTTGTTGTAGCATTATGAGCTCCATCTAAACGTAATGGATCGTCTTCAGTTGACTCTTCTTTATATTTAACAACACCACGGTTGGCTCCCTCTCCAGAAGATAGGTTAGTATAGTAATTAGTAGAAGTACTGCCGCTATGGCTTGTTGTTCCGTAAGCAAATGTAAAACCTGCAGTATTTTTTGGTGGACTTAAAGCGTTTGGATGTTCCTGCCACTCTGCAAATACAAGACCAGTAGGCAGGGAAAACTGATGTCTCTGTATATAACCATACCACTTTATAGAACTTGTGTTCTCTTCATTAATATTACAGACACGTAATGCCTCATCAACAAAGTGATATATATATTTGGCATCATTACCATCAAGAGTGGGCTGAATTGCAGCAGCTGTCCAGCCATTGTCTTTCGCACTGTAATCACTGGTTGCATTAGACGACCATACATCAATATTACCAGCACTGTCTACGTCACCTAAGGCTACGAGTTTATCACCAGTAGCTCTTACTACTTCTATCTGAGGATCACCTCCGCTATTTTCAGATGTAATAGGATTCCCTTTTAATACATAATAAACATCATCACTGCCGTGAAGTGTAATATCAGATACAAAAAAAACACCATTATTAGCTACAGTCCCAGTTATTTTTATAGTATCACCAATTTTTATATGGCTAC